AGACAATCTTGCCATGTTTACCAACGAAGAGATCTCGGCGCTTGATTATGTGGATGTGTACATACGCAATCCTCGAGAAAGATATATCAGTGGAGTAAACACCTATCTACAGCATCTTCAACGAGATCATCCTGAATTAGATTATTCCACAACATTTTGGTTTGCCAAAAGATACAAATTTTTAAACACACACTACTTGCCACAGTTTCACTGGTTGGCAAATCTTGCTCGTTACCTACGTAGCGACACAAAAATACGCTTTAGAAACTTCAATGACTTTGGTGCAATAACTAGATTTAAGTTTCACGCTGATGTTGTTCCACCCACACAGGATTTTGTCAATCGTTTGCTGACGGACAACAACGATATTGAGTTGTGGTTGTATTTGGATCAAATACTTTTGGAGTTAGCAGGTAAAGAATTTACCTGGACCGAACTCTTAGATTATTATCAAAAAAATTATAAAAATATCATAGAACATGTATTGCCCAAGACTTGATCACTTTGTGAGATTCAATCCCAATGGCACAGTGAGTCGATGCGGTCATATGGTCAATGCACCACAATTTAACTCACTGAATGAAATGGATACCAGTGAGTGGCTGGACACAATCAAAAGCGTTGATAGGCCAAAAGAATGCATACGTTGCCAGCAAACAGAATCTATCAATGCAACCAGTATACGACTTAATGCAATTGAATTTGATCAACAACAAACAAAAACTGATTATCTAATTGTTGGCGGGGTACTAGACAACGTGTGTAATAGTGCTTGTCTAACCTGCAACGAACAACTCAGTACAAAAATTGGCAGCTTAAAAAGCAAGACATATCCTATTGTGAACAATAGCAATGCATTTTGGAATTTACCTCTAGACCGTGTGATCCAGTTAGACATCAATGGTGGCGAACCCAGTGCTAGTAAGAATTATAAATATATACTTGCCAATCTTCCAAACAGTATTACCAGTGTTAGGCTCAATACCAATTGTTCAACAGTGCTGACAGAATTAGAAAAACTAATTGCACGTGGAATAAAAGTAACCGTGACAGTGAGTCTAGATGGAATTGGTGCAGTACATGATTGTGTGCGTTGGCCTATCAAATGGGATCTGTTTTATAAAAATTTAATGTCGTACAAATCCATGGGACTGCATGAATTAAATACCTGGACAACAGTTAGTGCATTGAATATAGGGGACTTTGAAAATATCAAACAGTTTGTGGTCGACAACGGCTTACTACACAGTTGGGCGTTACTACAAACCCCTGATCCAATCAACGTCAAATATTCAAACTCAATGACTCAACCATATGCTAGCATCATCCCCAAACAAGTGGCAGTGGACAGAAATAATCAAATTGAGTTAGACGAATTTTTAAAAAATCAAAACAGACTAAGGGGCATAGATGCTTAAACCTTACTACGAGTTAGAGTGTGAAGAAGTAGACACAATATCAAAAAAAGTTTTGGCTTTTATATCAAGTGAATTGATGTTGGACAAAAAAGGTTGGATCTTCCTAGACACAAAAAAATTATTGTTGGCAGTGCCTGAGTTAATGCAATTTTTTAAAAAATTAAAATTACATCCGATGGAAGCATCGATTACTATACTGTATGACGATTTGCCCACTCATGTTGATACGCTTCCAGTGGTTGCAAAAATAAACATTCCTATTCAAAATACAAAAGGTTGGGTAAATCGTTGGTATCAACTTGACAAGGATGTGTTAAACAACTGTCCTGATATTGTTGATCGGTTAAATTTTACCAAAAAAGATGTGTCAGGTGTCGTTGATAAAATGACTCTGCTTGCAGAACTTCCTGACCAGCCAAAAGCAATTGTGTTTAATTCTGCGTATCCACATTCTGTGAATAAACTCAACCCACTTGAGGTACCTCGAGTTATATTGAGTGTTACATTTTATAACGAACCTTTAGAGTTATTAAAATGAAAATAGCAATCACCGGCGGCACAGCAGGAATAGGGCAGGCCTTGGGCAACGAATACCAAGCACGTGGTCACGAGGTACTGAGTCTAAGCCGCCGCACAGGCCATAACATACGAGTGATACCAAAAATAGCTGACGCAATAGAACCCTGTGACATGTTTATAAACAATGCACAAGCAGGGTATGCACAAACTGAATTGTTGTTTGAAATGGCTCAGCGTTGGGTAGGCAGCGGCAAACACATCATGGTCATCAGTACCATGATGACACAAGATCCAGTGAGTGTATTACCGGGACTTGATATGATGGCCTACAGAATACAAAAAACAACACTAGAACAAGCAGTAAGTCAAATACGAAACAGCCGTCCGGGCATAAAAATTACCCTGGTTCGACCAGGCAACATTGCAACCAGTGTTGATAAAACAGTACCACCTGCGGCAGACGTTGACAATTGGGCTAAATTTCTGATACACACACTAGAAACAGCACAGGCAAATAATTTGATCATACCAGACATCTCTCTAGGGCCACGATACCAATGACACCACGAGACATGTTGACCAATCCATCGTTTTGTCCCATGCCATGGACTGGCTTGATGTACAACTTTGATGGCACCGTCAAAAATTGTATTCGAAGCGCAGGCCCACTTGGCAATATCAAAGATCAACCTATTGAACAAATACTGGTAGGCAACAATCAATCAAGACAACAACAAATTGTCGATTGTCAGCCAGTAGAAACTTGCCAAACTTGTTATGATTTAGAACGAGGCAAAAAAGGATTTGATCATATCAGTGATAGAATTTTTTACATACGTGAACTAAAAAACACGCCAGTCGACACCTATCAAGTTGGCAATTTTGATTTGCAAACTGTTGATGTGCGTTGGACCAACCTTTGTAATTTTGCTTGTGTGTACTGCGGCCCTGAATTTAGTAGTCGATGGAGCGAAGAATTAAAAATCCGCCGTAACATACCCAATCAAGAACAACTAGAAAATTTTAAAAATTACATTTACGATCGTGCTGGTCAGCTCCGACATGTGTATCTAGCAGGCGGTGAGCCATTGCTGATGAAGGAAAATTTAACATTATTAGAAAAATTAGATCCCAATGTAAACATCAGGATAAACACTAACTTGAGCAAGGTTGATACTCGGGTGTTTGAAGCAGTTTGTAAATTTCCAAATGTGCATTGGACAGTGAGCGTGGAAACTCAGGCCCGAGAATTTGAATACATACGGCATGGTGGATCGTGGTTGGACTTTTTGGATAATCTCAAAATTATCAAACAGTTAGATCACAAGATATCATTTAACATGTTGCACTTTTTGTTAAACTACCAATCTATATTTGATTGCGTGGATTTTTTAACAGCACAAGGATTCCATAACAACAGTTTTATAATTGGAGCATTACTGACTCCAGAATACCTAAACATTAGACATCTACCGGAAAATATGTTAAACTCTGTGAAGAACAAATTACAAGACAGGATTAACCAAAAGCCCGGCTATCTACTTGAAGACAGTTATAGAAATATGCTACACTACATTGATATACCGTTTGAAAAAAATATCAAATTATCAATACAAAAAATAGCTGAACTGGATCAACGTAGAGGCATAGACAGCAGAGCAATCTTCAAAGATTTTTATAAACGTTGCGATGATCAATAAACTATATATTTCAACAGTCGAACACAATTGGGGCAAGGCTGATTCGACTCTGCTTGATCACCATAACATTGATACGATTATAAATCAATCTGTTGGGGTAGATTGCCACACGTCCATTGAAGATATATTTTACGAAAACATACATAAGGCATGTGACAATGCACAAGAAATAATACTAGTTGGCCTAGATGAAAATATCCAAACTACCAACGTTAACAACAGTTCGTATGGTAGATTGTTTAATGAACTAGTTAGAAACAAGCATAAAGTTAGAAATTTTGAATTCAACAAAAATTTTAATCAATTGCAAAGAAATAGACAAGTTGATGATGCGGTGTTGTGGAATGTAGGATGTTCTCTAACTGCCGGAGTAGGATTAAAATCAGATCAAGAGAGATGGGGTGCATTGTTGGGAAACAAATTAGACATGCCCGAAATTAACTTGGCCCAAGGCGGGTCATCAATTTGTTGGTCTGCAGATCAAATTCTAAGAGCAGATATTAGACCTGGCGATATTGTAGTTTGGGGACTAACAAACGGTCTTAGAGTTAAAGTATCTAAGAACTGGGAATTTAATAGTGTTACTATAAAAGGATATACCTCTCTGAACAAAGAATATCAGTATTGGAATTTAGACTACTTTGGCAGTCAAACAGAAACATTAAACAGTGTTCATAATATTTTGCAGGTTAATAATTTTTGTAAGAAAATTGGTGCAAAACTTTATCTTGCCAACATGCTTGATATAACTTGGATAGGAGTGGTATTTCAAAATTTTAAAAACTTCATTGACTTAACGTATGATTTACAAATAGACAAGAATCATATACAATTTATAGATGTAGGGTCAGACAACATTCACCCAGGACCGCTACAGCATCAACAATACTCGGAAAAATTGTACAATTTTATAAAGGAAAACAATCATGGGCAAACCATTTGACGTAAGCAAATTCCGCAAGGAAATCACCAAGAGCATTGACGGACTGTCAATTGGCTTCAACGATCCTACAGATTGGATCTCCACAGGCAACTATGCCTTGAACTACCTAATCTCAGGTGACTTCAATCGTGGTATCCCGCTAGGCAAAGTCACTGTGTTTGCTGGCGACTCTGGCGCAGGCAAAAGTTATATCTGTTCAGGCAACATTGTGAAGAACGCACAAGAGCAAGGCATCTTTGTTGTGTTAATCGACAGTGAAAATGCTCTTGATGAAGACTGGCTCAAAGCACTAGGCGTTGACACTAGTGAAAGCAAACTGCTCAAGTTGAGTATGGCCATGATTGACGATGTGGCCAAAACAATCTCCACATTCATGAGTGACTACAAAGCACTTGCTGAAGGCGAGCGTCCCAAGGTTATGTTTGTTATTGACTCACTTGGTATGTTGTTGACGCCCACAGACGTAAACCAGTTTGACGCAGGTGAAATGAAAGGTGACTTGGGTCGTAAACCCAAAGCACTCACTGCCTTGGTTCGTAACTGTGTGAACATGTTTGGTAGTTACAATGTGGGCCTGGTTTGTACCAATCACACATACGCAAGTCAGGACATGTTTGACCCAGATGACAAGATCTCTGGAGGCCAAGGCTTTATCTATGCATCAAGTATTGTTGTTGCCATGAAGAAGATGAAACTCAAAGAAGATGAAGATGGCAACAAAGTATCAGAAGTAAACGGTATTCGTGCCGGTTGTAAAGTTATGAAAACACGCTATGCCAAACCCTTTGAAGGTGTGCAGGTCAAGATTCCTTACACAACAGGTATGAGCCCATACTCAGGCTTGGTGGACTTGATTGAAAAGAAAGAAATGCTCAAGCGTGAAGGCAACAGTTTAGTGTTTACTACTAGCGATGGTGAAGTTATCAAGAAGTTCCGCAAAGCATGGGAAAAGAACGATGACGGTTGCTTGGACAAGGTCATGGCAGATTTTGCAAATCAGAAAGCAGAGGTAAGTACGCAGGAGGAAACAGCAGATGAGTGAAGCAATAGCAAGTGAAATTTGGGGAGAACTCAAGCGTTTTGTAAACACAGTGGATCGTGCCGAGGCTGCCGAAACTGTGGTACAAATCTTAATGGACAATGATAGTGATGTAGAAGATATCCGGGACGCTTTCAAAGGTGATAGTGACATCAAACGTGCTTTGACCTCATACCTTGACAACGACAAGGACTATGCGGCAGAGGACGAAGACGAAGATGAGTACGAAGAGGAAGAAGAAGACGAAGACTGGGAAAACTAATGACCAATCAAGTGTTCCCCATTCGTAACGACACAGCATGTGTGTACAAGTGGGGATGGAACACATTCAGATTGTATAATGCAACGTCAAGTAGCTGTCACAGAGTAAATCCTGTGGCAGTGTCTTTAGACAAGTTTGACGATTTTCATAATACCCCGGAAGTACTTGACGACAGAAAAAAAATGCTTGCCGGCGAATGGCCGGGTCGTGGTTGTGAGTACTGCGAAAATGTTGAAAAGCAAGGTGGCATAAGTGATCGGCTGTATCATAATGATATTCCTGGTCTTACTCCTGTGGACTTTGATCCGCTAGGTGATCAAAAGGTAACACCTCGCATTGTTGAACTTTATTTGACCAATACCTGCGACCTTGCATGTGTGTATTGTTTACCAGGGTTCAGTTCAAGGATCAACGAAGAACTTAAAAAATACGGGCCTTATCCTATTGGTATTGTACCAATAACACAAGTGTCCAACCGAGATCAATATTTTACTGCATGGTTAACCTGGTTAAATCAAAACTATCAACACCTTGATCGAATAAGCATTCTAGGCGGTGAACCGTTCCTACAAAAGGAAATGTGGAGCATACTAGAATTTATTGATACTAAACAAAATCAAAATTTAACTATTTCAGTTAATACAAACTTGAATGCCAATCCAGATACAGTGAAACGCTTTGTTGAAACTTGTAAAAATCTAATAGTCAATAAAAAAATTAAACGAGTACACATTGACGCTAGTTTAGATTGTTGGGGACCACAAGCAGAATTTATTAGAGATGGTTTGGATCTTGCTCGCTGGCAAGAAAATTTTGAATACTTGATACAACACAAATGGTTGTCAATCTCGGTGCATCAAGTGCTTACTTCGTTGAGTATCGGTACTGCACTTGAGTTTCAACAACGCATAGCAGAATACAAAATCCAAAATCCAAAAATTACACAGGCATATCATGTGGTTGACAGTGGATATGAAGAGATATATCATCCCAACATATTTGGAGCCGGCTTCTTCAAAGATAAATTAGATGCGCTGTTGGAGCATTATCCAATTGCAACAGAGTGGGATATCGAAACACGCAAACGATTGGAAGGTATATGTTTGATGGTCAATGCAGAAAAATCAGACCCGTTGCGACTATCCAAACTTTGTGCTACACTAGACATGATAGATCAACGACGCAATACTGATTGGAAAAAATTATTCCCAGATATTGCTCAATACTTTATAGAAAACGAAATTCAAAATGTGGTATAGTCGCATAGTTGCCAGTTTAGATGCATTGCCTGATTTTATCAGTCACTACGAGCGTGAACTTGAAGATGCCAAAAAAGATTGCAAGATCTACGGCATAGTTGAAAAGAACATCACAGCCTTGCCTGGTATTACCGAGCATCGTTTCAATCAACTGCAAGAGATTGAAGCAGTGCTGAACTATCTCAACATTCAACTGCGTAAAATACGTAGAAAGCACTTTCAAAAATATCTAGAAGCCTATGCCCGTGCGCTGACCTCAAGAGACGCTGAAAAGTACGTGGACGGCGAAGATGAAGTGATTGATTACGAAACTCTCATAAACGAAGTAGCATACTTACGTAATCGTTGGTTGGGCATACTCAAAGGGCTGGATACCAAACAGTGGCAAATGGGACACGTAGTTCGACTAAGAACTGCTGGCATGGAAGATATTCAAGTGTGACCTGTTGTGTGTGATACATAATAGCATGAAGAAAACTGCTTTTGTTACAGGCATGACCGGTCAGGATGGCCCGTATCTTGCCAAATACTTGATCGAAAAAGGCTACCATGTTTATGGTCTAGTCAAACGCTATTCAAATCCCAATCTGGATAATATCAAATGGTTGGGTATTGAAAACGACATTGAACTCATCACAGGTGACATCACTGATGAGAACAACATGAATCACATCATGCAAAGCATCAAGCCGCAAGAAGTGTACAACTTGGCGGCTCAAAGTTTTGTTGGCATCAGTTGGGAACTGAACAAACTCACTACAGAAGTAAACTGTATGGGCCCGTTGAACCTGCTGAACTCAATACGCCAACACAATCCCAATGCCCGCTTTTATCAAGCCAGCAC